GGACTTCACATTTCTCTGCCTCTCTCTTGATTCTGTCAAGAGACCAGACACCAACTCTGTTAGCTATGTTAGCTTCTTTGTTGTTGTCTGTATGGTGGAACTGTAAAGCTCTAGGGTCAGAGTATCCACATCTCTGACACGACAACGATGACTTCCATTCTTTGAATAGTTGTCGTCTTTGTCTACCTTTCTCTAGTTCGATACGGGTCTTACAGGACTTACATTCACCTCGTAGGGAACCATTACCAGCAGAGTAGTATTCACTCTCAGGTTTAGTTTCTCCACACTTAGAACAAGTTTTCATAAGACCTCCACCTTGTAAAGTATATATGATTTACAAGGTTTTGAATAGAGGAGGAGAGAGTTTAGAGTCATTCATCCCCGTTGGACTTATCTATCAACGATAGACCCACTTACAAACTTCACCGTAGTTCATTTCACCATCGAAGTACTCATCGATAGCATCTTTGGCTGTACGTTCTGCCTTACTATCTGCTTTAGAAAGGAGGTAGGTGAGACAAGTTTCAGTCAAATCAGCCTTTGCGTTATTACGGGTGACGAGTGACTTGTTGGTGGCTTCTGCCACACTAGCCTGTGCTCGAAGGTAAGTACCACCAGCGTTCAGTGTACCACTTACAGACAGTGCCAGGGGAAGTGCTACCACTCCAACTGCCACACTCCGAACGACACTCGGAACAATCTGATTAAGATCAAGAGCCATAATGAATGATTAACTGTATACAGTATAAAGGAAAAAGTGAGGTCTGTCAACCCCAACGATTCAGGTAGGACTCGAACCTACGACCGACTGCTTAGAAGGCAGTTGCTCTATCCAGCTGAGCTACTGAACCATGTGGTGGTTCCTATCGCCGCTAACCCTGAACCACCAAGGGGGTTACCGCAGTCAGTTTGTCTGACCTCTATATTATACCATACCCGAACCAGATTGCCAACCCTCTTGTTGATTCTCAGAACCACCGATGGGATCGAGTTGAGTGGTGGTCTTACCAGCCTTGGTTGCTAGGTCATACATCTCTTGATGGATGTTAGGGGACTCCTTGGTGTCCTGATATTCAGGAAGTAGCCACCAACCATCTTGGAAGTCATCATTGATGTGTTCGTATTCCATTTGTGTTTCAGTCTTCGGGGGATCAGTGAACCACTCATCATGAGGATTCAGAATGGGAGCTGGAACACCAGTATACGCCTTTTCTTGATCGTCGTCAAGGTGTTCACAATCAACTTCGTCCTGGTCTACTGAACACTCAATTTTCTTCTCGTTGAACAGTCTGTTGAGTAGTCGCTTGATCATTGGAAATAAAACTCTTTGTGTAGTCGTAGCTGTACTTTAACCTGGGGCCTTCGACACCCCACCCTAACCAGTAGTAGGCAGGGACCATGTACTGTTTGACAGGGAAACCAGATGCCTGAAAGTCAGGAAGAACCTTTTGGAATTGATTCTCGTTGATCATGTATCTGGTCTGACACTCCAGGGTACTGGGGTTACATCCATACTTCTTTGCGAACAACCCAAGTCCCAGATATCTGGCTTCGGTTGTCCACTGAATCAGTCCGTAACCACCCCTGTGACACTGATTATACTCTACTCTAGCTCCTCCTTCACAGATGTTAGGGATGAATTTACTCTCTTGTTTGATATTCCCCATAATTGTGGCAAGAGAGTTCTTGTCATAGATGTTTGCCTGTAGTTGAAGTTCCTTCAGGACATACTGTTCGTTAGGAGAACAAGTGGGACAAGTCCACTTTACATACGGTTTGACTTGGATTGGTGTTGCAGTGGATGTATCTTCAGTGACATCAACTTGGTTACTTGTTGCTCCGTAACAACCTACTGTTAACAAAGCGAGTGCGGCTAATAGTTTCTTCATACCTCAAAATAGTCTTTACGATAATATCGATTCATTATGTTCGAGTTGTAGTATCTAGGTGTACCATCAGGTAGAGATTCTGTCAGGACATTATTTTTGAACAATGCTTCAGTCTCAGCAAAGTTCGTTTTGCCCTTGGACTTGTGCAATGAAAGAATCTCCCTACGAAACATGTGAGTCCCGAGGAGTTTAACATCTTCTTTAAGTTCGTCAGATGAACCGTAGTACAGTTTCCAATCTGACTCCTTCTTTACTCTTCGTTTCTTACCAGGAGGTTTTCGATGAAACCAGAAAACCTTTCTCCCAATGTAGAGTCGTTGGTTGGAGAGATTGGTAATGAGATAAACAAAACCATAAAAGTCCCGAACATCATCACTAGTAAAAGGTCTCTCCAAATATATCCACGGGTTTTCGTAGTCACACACATAATGAATTCGACTGGGTTTATTTATCGATGCCAGTCTCCATCACCCTCCCACACATATTCGGTGGCTCTATCAGGGTTTGATTTGTTGTTGTGTGTTCCATATGCCTTCCTTACATTCTCCACCTGTTCCTCAATCGGTAAGTTGTGGAGATAGATAGGTCTCTCATACCACCACTCAAGGTACTTGTGAAGTCCCTTATGTGCAAGACCACGAAAAGGTGGCCTGAGAGAATCAGACCACCTCTTGTATCTCACTAGAGACTTATTGTAAGGATGTAACCTCTCTATCTCAGAGTTTAAAGTCTGAGAAAGTGTTGCTTTGTACATCTTGCTTGATTCCACCGACGACATAAGATTCAACCTCAGTTTCCTGCGGAGCAACCTGGAGACCCTTGGAAGAGATCCAGTGTTGGGTCCAGGGAAGTGGATTGTTCTTGGCTGCGATGTCATAGACTGGTTTGAGGCCAATGGCCTTCATTCTACGATTGGCAATCCATTCGACATAACTCTGTAACAAAGTGTCATTAAGACCGATCATAGACCCGTCCTTGAACAGGTAGTCAGCCCATGCCTTCTCTTCGTTGACAGCTCTGTCGAACATAGTGTAGACCCACTCCTGTTCTTCCTGAGCGATCTGTCTCATCACAGGATCATCACCACTAGCCCACTTGTTCAGGATATTCTGCGTGATTGCAAGATGTTGATTCTCGTCACGGGCAATGAGGGAAATGATCTTCGCCGACCCTTCCATGAGTTTGAGCTCGCCGAAAGCAAAAGAACAAGCAAAACTGACATAGAAACGAATGCCTTCCAAGATATTGACATTCGCCACGGCCCTATAGAGTTTCCTCTTGACCTCTTTGATTTCATAGGCAGTAGATGGAGAACCTCTGAAGTCGTCTGACCACATGTTACCAGTACCCCAGACTTGTGCGGTATTGATAAAGTCGTCATACGACTCTGTGACTGTCTTTGCTCTGTCCAAAATCTTCTGGTCAGTGACAATCTTGTCAAGAACCTCTGATGGATTGGCATATACATTCTTGATGATGTATGTGTAAGATCGACTGTGGATCATCTCCATGAAACCCCAGACCTCCATACAGGCCTCTAGTTCAGGTAGGCTACAGTAAGGAATAAAAGCCATCCCAGGACCACGGCCTTGAATGGAGTCAAGCATAATCTGGTACTTGAGGTTACTGGTATAGATATGCTTTTGTTCTGGACGAAGCGACTGATAATCCCCACGGTCTTTCTGTAGTGAAACTTCTTCTGGTCTCCAGAAGTATCCTAGTTGTTGTGTAGTAAGTTTTTCAAACACTGGATACTTGTAGCTGTCATACCTCTGGACTCCCAGAGGCTTACCAAAGAACATTGGTTGTTTCTTGACATCATGTACCTCGGTGTTGAACACCGTCATACCCTTCACTTCGTTCATTACATCCTTCCCATTGACTGGCGAAACCTTAAACTGCACAGGATTCACACTCTCCCTCCTCGGCTTGTGATAGTTCTTGTAGTAGATCATCTAACTTCGACTGCGGCTCTTCTACTTCATCAGACTTGAGGTCGTGGGTGTTCTGATAGTAAGAAGTTTTCCAACCGTACTTATATGTAGTCAAAAAGTCTTTTGCCATCTCTGACACTGGGACTTCATTGTCAGGGTAGTTCTCTGGATTGTAACTCCAGTTACCACTGATGGCCTGGTCGAAGAATTTCTGCATCACTGCAACTATTTTAATGTATCCTCCGTTATCTTTCATATCCCAGAGGAGGGTGTAGTTGTTCTTCAGAGTTGAGTATTGCGGAACAATCTGCTTAAGAGGTCCCTTTTTGGATTTCTTAATGGACAGGTATCCACGAGGAGGCTCGATCCCATTGGTTGCATTTGACACAACGGAACTGCTCTCCGATGGCATCTGTGCGGACAGTGTTGAGTGCCTAAGTCCATATTCCAGAATAGAATCTCTGAGAGCAATCCAATCATGTTTCAATTCTACTGAAGTAATCTCGTCAACATCCTTCTTGTATGTATCGATGGGGAGAGTTCCACTGGAGTATTTGGTACGACCAAAGTATTCACAGTGACCCTTCTCCTTGGCCAGTTCGTTAGAAGCCTTCAGGAGGTAATACTGGAAGGACTCAGTGAGTTCATGAACTGCATCCCATGCTCCCTGAGAGTCATAACTGTGACCCAGTTTGGCCAGGTAGTGAGCCAGTCCGATAAATCCAATACCCAGGGAACGACGGGCCTTAGTGGCCAACTCAGCTGCAATGATAGGGTAGTCCTGATAGTCGATCAGTTCCTCCAGACCCCTCACTGCCAGGTCACAAAGTTCCTCTAGGTCATCCAGGTCCCTCAGCTTGCCAATGTTGACAGCAGACAGAATACACAGAGCGATCTCACCTACCTGGTCATCGATGTGTTGAAGGGGATATGTGGGAAGAGTGATCTCCTGACACAGGTTAGACATCTCCACCTTGTCCTTGAAGGAGGAGTGACTGTTACAGTGGTCGATGTTCATCAGATACAGACGACCAGTCTCTGCTCTCTCCTTCAGGAGGTCCAGAATGAGTTCTTGAGCTGAGACAGTTGATCTTGGAATATTGTCATTCTGTTCAAAACCCACATATAGCTCATCAAATGAATCAGTACCAAAAGCGTCATAGAGACCTGGTACGTCGTGCGGTGAGAACAGGCTAATCGTTCCATTCGTAATGAAACGTTCGTAGAAAAGTTTTGAAATCTGGATCGAATAGTCAAGTTTCCTTACCCTGTTGTCTTCTGTCCCTTTGTTGTTCTTGAGGACGATGATGTCTCTGATCTCTTGGTGCCAGATGGGGAAGTGAACGGTGGCTGATCCACCTCTAATCCCATTTTGTGTACAGCATCGTACAGTTGATTCAAACTTTTTAAGGAAAGGAACAACGCCAGTGTGCTGTACTTCTCCGCCCCTGATCTTACTGTTGATCCCACGGATCCTGCCAGCGTTGATACCGATACCAGCCCTTTGTGCGACATAACGGCCAATGGCCATATCAGAACTAAAAATACTATCCAGGGTGTCATCAACATCAACCAGAACACAAGACGCAAACTGGCGTAGGGGAGTTCTGACACCCGCCATGATTGGTGTGGGGATGTTGATCTTGTGTTTGGAGATTGCGTCATAGTATCTCTTGACGTATGACAGACGGGTCTCTTTTGGATACTCCCTGAAGATCGTCAAGGCGATCATCATATACATGAACTGAGGAGTCTCGTATACCTTTCCCGTGCTCCTGTCCTGTACTAGGTATTTATCCACAACCTGTCTCAGGCCAGCGTATGTGAACAGGAAATCACGATCATGATCAATATATGATTCTACCTTCTCAATCTCTTCTTTGGAATACTTGGTGAAGATGTCACGATCATAGTGATCAGCATACGCCAGCTTAGTGATATGGTCAATCAGTGTCGGCAACTCTCTTCTACCCCCGTACAGGGACTTCCTGAGGGAGAAGAGAAGGAGTCTTGCAGCAACGTATTGATAGTTGGGGTGATCCAATTCAATCAGGTCACTGGCACTCTTGATAAGGATCTCTTGGATCTCTGCAGTGGTGATACCATCATAGAACTGAATACCTGATGTCATCTCCACTTGACTAGCAGACACACCTGCCAGTCCATCACATGCCTCCTCGACCATAAGATGCATCTTATCTAAGTCGAGAGCTTCAATTCTTCCATCTCTCTTCTGAACCTTTGTACCGTTGCTCATACCTTTTTCCAAGTGGTGAATTTTAACTTTGCTTCTAAACCTTTATAGGTGTTCTTATCGATAATGTCCTGAACCTTGTGTCCTGCCAGGACCATATCATTTATATCCTTTTCTCGGACACTACTGGGCCAGATAACGACCTTACTTCCATCTTCAATACTTCTTTCAATTCTTCTTGTGATTTGGACATTACGAGGTTCGTTATCAAAAATCCAAACGGGATCATCAACGCCGACATCACTGACATCACAATCAGCCCCACACATAGCGATTGCATTACGAATGAATGTCGAATCGAAGGGACCTTCTGTAATATAAACGGGATCGGAAGTATCGATCTTATCAAGTCCATAGATCTTCGGTTCGTCCTCATCCAACATGACGGTTAAGTATTTAACAGGATTTGTAGATAGAGCTCTTCCTTGTAATCCAATAAGTTTGTCTCCCCTAACAAGAGGGATAACGATACGAGGTTCTCCAAACTTCGGATGTTCAAATGCCCCAGGTTTCAGTGTATTGACAAACTCCTGGAAGTTCTCTGCATAATAAAATGTCCCACTATAGATGGCCCTAGACTCAAGATAATGTTTGGAGGTAGGTACATCATAGGCTGATGGGAGGTCAATCACGATCTTCTTCTTAAACTTCGGTTTGCTATTGTCAATCTTCCTGAACACATCTTCAGGAGTCTCTACTACGAGGTTCTTCCCAGTATGTCCTTCCTTAAACTTCTCAAATGTATACTGCTTATATGTTACAGGATCAAGTTCTTTGATAAAGTTGGCAAGTGAAATACTGATACCACAGTTGTGGCATTTGTAATTAGTATTGTTCTTGACCTGGTATAGAAAACCCCTAGCTTTGTTCTTATGTTTCTGCGAGTCTCCGCAGATAGGACACCTGAAGTTGTAAAGCTTTGGTTTTACCCGTTTGAACCTTTGAAGTCTGGAGGAGATCAGATTGATGTATTTGACATCAATGAAATCCATATCACTCGGAATAACTACTGACTATTGTACCTGTAACTGGTTTCGGGGTCAAGTCGATCCACCCCGTTTGAATTATAATTGACACGGCCACGACACATCCAATACCTACCCACACCTTCTTCTCTAGATCCTGTATTCTTGACAGGACACTGTGATGATCTGTGTCCATTTTATCACGGAGTTCGTCAATCTTAGCAAATAATACGGAGTCAATTTCTTCTGACTTTGATAATCTTTCTTCATGGACAGCAAGCATTCTGCTAACTGTTGTATTTACCTCAGAAAGTTTTTCAATAGTTGCATCAAGTTTATGGATGATCGGTTTCAGATCATCCACCTTCTGTTCTAAAATTGCAAGCTTGACCTGATCATCCATCTTCTTTGGGTTTCCAGTTCTTTCTTACACCCTTCTGATAGATATATCTCTTTCTGACCTTCTTTGCCATGACCGGATCGAATCCGGCAGTTGGTCCTTTGTCGTCGGCCTTACCACTGAATCCTGGTTTCCCAGGTGTGCTACCCGTCGTCATCATCTCTTCTCTGATGAAGTCAATAATTCTATTAATCTTCTTTTTGTCCATCAGAGATTCTCCTTAGTTCTTCCAAACAAAATTCATCAACCTCCAAATCATGTAGCTGATTCTTTGGGTAATCAGGTAATCTATCCAAGAATAAAACAAAGGCCTTACAAGAAGGCCATAGGTCTTTATCTAATTTGAAGAACAACATAGGCGTTGCTGCATCTCCAAATATATTGTAGAGGATAATAAAATGGTTAATCAGAAGATGAACCTTAAGTGCAGATCCATTCTTATATCTCCTCAGGAGTCGTTTGATGTACCGAAAGATGTTTAGATCTTTCTCGAAGTCATCAACACTGACTGCCTGAGGATTCTCATAATACTTAATAGCGAAGAGCAGAAAGTTATCTGCGTTCAATTCATTAAAGACCATTTATCATGCGTTGGTAGGATATGCGATGCTCGCAGTTGTGATACCAGACATAGCTACCAAGGTCTCTTTCTTGACTCTCAGGTTACCATCTGTGTCATTGTATGTAGTAACACCAACCCAACCCTCGTGAGTGACAGCGTACTGGGAAGTAACTCCGTCAGCACCATTGACACCATAAACCAGGGAGTCGAAGTCACTGTTGGTCTCAGAATAAGTCTGATCCAGGATGGAAGACTTAGGAAGTTGTGATACGGTGAAGGTGGTTCCTGCAATAGCTACACCACTCAGACCCATTGTAGATCCGATTGTACAAGAGATGGTCGAAGCGATACTGATGATGACGGCATCACCCATGTATGTGCCACCACGCTTACCGAAACGGATAACATCTCCTTCTTGTGCTGCACCAGTCTGACCAAAGGTTGTTCCGGTACCTGTGACGACACCCGTAGAATAGTCAAGGGCAACGGTTCCCCCCGATCCGACAGCGTCGTTATTTCCCCAAAGTGCCATGTCTTTGCCTTTAATGAAATTTCTAGATATAGATATTTATAAAATAAAAGAACCCCCTAGGGGGTTCTGGTATCACTCTTCGTCTCTGGCCACCATAGCCTTTTTGACGACCTCAAGAAGTTGATCATCCATATCAGTCTTGGTCAGCTTAACCGCTTTACCCAAGATAGTAAGACAGATCTCAACCAACTTCTCACCGAGTTCTTCATTTTCTGGAATCTTCGCGACCGCATCAGAGATAATTTTGGATGCTAGAGGGAGGAGGAAGGATAGCATAGTATTGTAGCAACTACACTATATATCAATCAGTCCTTATTTGAGACGTACCTACCAAGTCTTTTATCATATCGTTTGACTTCACCAACACGAAGACTAGGTTCTTTCTTACCCATAAAGTCCTTGAAGTTTTTGCCATACTTCATTCTGGCATCTTTCTTCTGGTTCTCTTTGTCCTGTTTGTCGTATCTGTCGTAGTCAGATTGATCTCTATGATAAGCCATCAGTCACTACTTCCCATTCTGGGTTTGCCAACTGCGTCAGTCATCTTCTGTGCATCAGTTCTATTATCCTTGGGAAGAGGTTTCTTCAACATCTTAGCACGGATGGCCTTATGATCAGGTTTGGGATTTCTGTTCTTGGCTGCATCACGAGAGATCTTCATCTGTTGATCAATAGACAATTCCTCATTCGTTTTCAGTTTTTGTACTGACTGAGCCAATGGGTTCTTCACCATATTGACACCAGTGTCAATCACTTTCTTGGCCACCTTGATACCTGTGTCCTTAACACCACCCAGATCGATACCAGAATCACTGGAGGATTGTTGTGGTTTAGAGGCGGGAAGTGCTTTTTGAGTTGCCTTTCCAACCTTAGCACCGGCCTTACCAGCTACCTTAGCTGCCTTAGCACCGGCCTTACCGGCGGCCGATGCTCCCTTCGCAGTCGCGGCACCTGCCTTAGCAGCGAGTGCACCGGCCTTAGCTAACACAGCTGGAATCGCTGCCAGAGGTGCAGCCTCACACATGGACTTCTCTTTCTTGTCCTGAATCTTATCCTTACCCTTGGATGAGATCTGACCCATACCATTCTTAGATCTGATGGTAGAGATAACACCAGCAAGTGCCTTCTCTTTGATGGTTGGAGCCATCACCTTCATGTGAGGATCATACTTTACATTGGTCTTCTTTCTAGGTTTGGCGTCTTTGATAGAAGGAGCATCCTTGGGGAAGTCACTCTCTGCCAATTTACCATCACGTTTATCATCGTGTTCCTTGGTTCTGGCCAACATCTCTCTTTTCTTCTTCTCCTCCTCAGTCTCCTCACCCATCATATCACTACCTTCTTCATCTGCCTCAAGTTTGGCTGCGATAGCCATTTGACGCTTCTTCTCTTTGGTCTTACCTTTGAACTGAGGTGCATCAGACTTACGGAAATCCTTGATGACTTCACCCATGTCAGCCTTCTTCAGGTCAATCTTCTCGTCAAGTTCATACATCTCGACGATCTCACCACCGATCTCAGCGAAGGCCTCAGCCATTCCCATAGGAGGATTGATCTTAATCTTGTTCTTGATGTCCTTCTCTTCAATCTTCTCACCAGCCTTCTTGTCAGTCTTGGCCTTAGGATTCTGAAGATTCTTCTCACCATCAACACCAGAGTAAGTTCCACCACCTACAGAGATTTCATCCAGGAACTCCCAGCCTTCTCTCCAGCTGACGTGTTCCTTCTTCATCATCTTTTTGGAATCTTTCTTCTTCTCTTCAGGAGAACACTTGACTCCTTCCTCTTCACAATGACCTTCCTTCATGGCCTCTCTCTTGGCCTTTGCCTTAGCCAGAAGTCTTTCCTTAGCAGCGTCTCTTTCCTTCTGACCGATGGAGAACATCTTACGATCAGTCTTCAACTTCTCATCGGGTTTGTCATAACCCTCACCCATGGGTTCTACATAACCCTTGACATTCTTACCAGGCTTTCCGTGATCACCACCCATGGAACTTGTTCCCTGGGGAAGCATCTCAGCCTTCACCATCTTGCCTTTCTTATCTTCCTTCTTCTTCTCGTCGCAGCCACAACCTTCTGCAATGTTCTGGTTGTAAACGGCAGACAACTCGCTCAGAGGATTAATCATCTTTCTGACTACTTTTTCTTATACTTATTTATGAATTGCTTACCATACTCATTACCAGGTGTTGCATCTTTCACAACTTTTAGGTATCCATCAGTTCCAACTAGAGTGTTTGGATGATCTTTGTCTCTCATCTTACCAGGAACACTCTTCTCCTGATACTCTTTCAGGTCTCTGACCCAGGACTTGAACATGATATTGTCCTCTGTCACACAGATCAGATAGTTCGTACCACGACGAATGACCTTACCAATCAGTCCAGTGTTCAGGTTCTCAACGATTGAATCAATATTGAAGATCTTACCTGTGACATAGTTCTCACGGAGGTTTCTCCAGTCAAACTTAGGTGCAATCTGCCAGAGTGACCAACTTTCAGTCGCTACCTGCATCTTCTTACGAAGAGTGTTCATCAGTGACCTAGCTTCCTTATCGTCAAGTGCCTCTGGAACACCCGAACGGAAGGCCTCAAAGTCATTTTCTGATGCAGCCTTTCTCATCTTAGAGGCTGACATACCCTCAACACCCTCTGCCTCTGCGTCTCTATCACCAGCAGAGATGGTCTCAATGTTCTCAAAGTTGTACAACTTACCATTGTACTTCTGAGCCAGACTATCGAACTCTGCAACACGATCAGATCCAACCACGATCTGAACATCACTATATCCTTCTTCGTCTGCAATCTTCAGTGCATCAAAGATTGTCTTGACATCTGCATCATTAACAATGTTCTCCTCAAAATCAGGGAACATCTTCTTCATCATGTTGGTCTTGGTGTCAGGATCCAGTGGATTCTTCTGGGGATCTTCACTTCTAGAGGGATAAATCCTCAATTCACCACCACCTGCAACACCTTTGGCACCCTGAAGGAGTTTCTCGTGTCCAACTGTAGGTGGATTGAAACGACCAAATGTCAAGGTGATGGTCTCACCGTTCTTCTTGTCACCATCAGTCTTCTCATCCTCAGGTTTCTGATCCCTAGGTTGGGCCTCAGGTTCAGGTCTCTTAGCCTGTGGTTGTGCTTCTGGTTGTGCAGGACCTCTTCTTTGTCCAGTAGGTTCTTCGGCACCAGGACCTCTCTGACCGACGAACTTGAGCTCACCAGCTACAGTTCTAGCCTTAACATTACCGTCTCTATCTCGCCATCCACCTTGTCCATCACTAGTGAGGCCGAGTCTCTTGGCTTTTTCGGCAGCCTTAGATACTCTAGCCTCAGAGAGGAAGTTGAAAAAACTTTTCATCTCTTACATACAACCATAAAAGTATTTATCAGTTGAAATACTTTCTTAGTTTTTCAATGGATTTCTTCTCAATCAGGTGAATCATGGCGTAACTGACACCAAATACCTTACCACACTCTCGTTGTGTCAGTTGTTTCTTACCGTTCAAACCATAACGATGACACATGACATTGAACTCACGCTCGGTCAATACCTTTCTCATCTGGTCAATGACAACCTCAAGTTCACAGTCCAGTTCCTTGTAGTAATCGTCAGAGATCAGGTCTTCAAGGGTAGAACTGTCACCAATAGACGAGTTCATGGACACCACAAAGGGAAGAGAGTTCTTCAAAGTGGTGTATTCTGAGGTATTTGTCTTCTCCAACTTACGAAGTTTCTCTTTTACATGAGAGGGAACACGGACACGACCATAGTGATTGGTGTGAAACTTACTTACAAAGCAGTAAATCCAGTAGTAAGAGTAGGTGGAGAACCTACAACCTTCCTTAGGATCAAACTTATTGATGGCTTTCATCAGTCCGATGACACCCTCTTGGAACATGTCCTCATAGGAGAACTGTTCGTTCTTGTAATACATTTTCTTGGCGAGTTTACTCACCAGACCCAAATTATGAGTAACCATCTTCTCCATGGACTTCTCACAACCATCCTGTGCAGATTTGCACAGTTCAATCTCCTCAATATGGGAGAGCCTTTGAGTGGTGGACATCAATGAAATGCTAGGGGTAAACAACAGTATAGGACTTATTCAGTTTTTTGTCAAGTCAGAAAGGATTTCTCAATGATTTCTTGAGTCTCTCGATGGCTTTCTTACCATTCAGTCTATCAAGGTATGCAACTTCTTCACGGAACACTCGGCCAGCCTTACGATCGTCCAGGATGTCTTGGTCAATCAAACCCAGTTCAACCAACTTACGATTGACTGCCTTTGGACTTCTCTCTTCGTTACCTGCCTTGATGGCCTCAGCCCAACCATCCATATATTTGGATCTATCTGCAGGTTTTGCACCTGCCATGGACTGTAGGAACCCACGATAGACATTTTCTTGGAGTGCAACTGTCCTTCTTCCTGATGGATCAGTGATACCACGGGATAATCCAGTGGCTTTGAGAAGAGTTTTGCCCAGTTTTGACTTCATTCCGGCAGCTTTCTTCTTATCTTTCTCGTCTGTGGCGACTCTACGGAACTCTTCACGGAGGTCATTGTACCTTCCATCATCATCTGCAAAGTGTTGGAGGAGGACTTCTTTGGTGACAGTATCACCCAGTCCCTTACCACCTTCACCCAACAAAGTCTTGGAAAGTTCATCACCAACTGAACCAATCTGGTTCTGTTTCTCAAACAGTTTCTCAATACCACCAAAATCTTCCTCAGATTTGTCCTTATGTGGATCAACTTCTCTCTCAAAGAAGTCCTTCATAGACAAATCAACCTTCTTCTGGTTAATATTTGAGTTGATGAGGGTCATGTTATCATCATTTTCCCTCTGTTCCCACTGTTCTTTACCAGGATTTCCACCATCTTTGTTGTTGAAACCACGAACGTGTTCCAAATCCATGGCTTGAATGTCAAGGGGAAGACCAGTGTAGGCATCACGACCACCCTGCTCCAGGTAGATCCTCCACATATGTTTCGCTCTGTCTTTATTAGAGGCAGCACCACGACGAATCGTTCCATCCTCGTTTTTACCGAGGTAATGCATGTCTTTATGTGCCTTATCATCAGAAACATACTTGTCATTGGTCACCTGACCCTTACCACTGAGTGATTTCTTGAAGGCATCGGGTAACATTTCAAAGGATGCATCAACAAAATCGTCAGAAACCTCTTGAGAACGGACAGATTTGACGAATTTCTTGATGGCTTCAGGTGATCCGTCACCATATCCTTCAATCAAACGATCACGATTGGCCATCAGGTTCTGGACATCAGCGAACCCAAGGTTGTTCTTACCAGCTCCTGAGTTGACACGACCTTCAAATGTCTTGGCGTGTGCCATGGACTGAAGGAATGACTTCTTATCAGCAGAACTTGGGATGTTCTTAAGACTCTCTTGGAATCTACCGAACTTCTTCTCCATCATCTTTCTCTGGCGGTCAGCCAGATCCCTCATAGTGGCCTCTGCCTCTTGAGTAAATCTCTCATATTCAGTCTCAAAGGACTCATCATCGTCCAAATCGTTGTCATCTGCCGCTTCTTCTGCGTCAGCTTCAAGTTTCTGATCGATGGTTGGGAAGTCATCAGCGGTCTTTTCAGGTTCTTCTCCTCTAATATCCTTAAGGACATCATCAAGACCTTCTGGTTCTTGTTCCTGTTCTTCTTCCTTGGCAGCATTCATCTGTGCTACCTGAGTCTTGGCCATCTTATCCAAGAAGGCCTTTCTCTCCTTAGATACTTTACGACCACCAGTCCATACCTTGGCCTGAGCAGCTGCGAACTCGTCGTCACTTACACCATCAGGAATCTGAGGGAGTGCGGCTGGTTGTTGTTTTTGTGGTTCTTGTTCTTTCTTCTCTGGTTTCTTCTCTTTATCAGCTGCAGTTTGTTTGAACTGAGACAGAGTCTGAGGGTCTTGTGCTGGAGCACCAGGTTTTGCCTTGAGTTCCTTTTCAGGAATCTCTTCAAACCTTGTGCCATTTGCTCTATATCTCTTACCAGTCTGTGGGTCTAGCCAGACACCACGAGCCTGGTATTCATAACCAAGCTCGTGTGCCCTCTCGGAAGTTGTAGATTCTTGGAGAGACCTCACATGAGTGAAATATTTAAATACGTCTCTCGTCATTGATCACTCTTCCCAGGACTTAACCTTTTCTTCGATGGCTTTCAGTTCAGCATCAGAGAACTGAACACTCTCTTTCTTCTCCTTAGCTGCCTTCTTCATAGGCTCTTTCTTGTCTCCATCTTTGTCGAGATCAAGGAAGTCAGGCTTTCCACCACCCTTGGAGGACTTACCTTCATCACCATCCTCACTCTTCTTGCCCTTCTTCTTCTCAAGATAGGCTTTGAAACCAGGGTTCATTCCTTTCTCAGTGAGAACCTTACCATCTTCGATGGCTACAGAGATCATCTCGATCAGGCCAGTCTTCATGGTCTCACGATCTTCATGAATGATAGAAGCGTGAACCTTGGCGTTACCAACTTCATGGGAGACTTTGTTCTGCCACTTCTCAGTCAGAGGCTTAGACTGACGATACTTAAGGAAGGACTCTTCACAATTTCTTTCAGCCTTATCAGTGACTGTATCAAATGCCTTGTCAAAGGCTTCTGCAATACGAGTGACCTTTACCTTTCTGTCACCAATGATGTTATCAGCTGCTTCCTCAAGAACAGCTCCGACAACTCCATAAGCTTCATCAAGAGTCTTACCATATTGGAAGAGACCTTCGATAATTTCTTCAGCAACTTCAATCAGATCCTCATCTCTCATCTTACCGAGATTCATCTCAGTGATCTGATCCTTAGAATTATCAAGTTCTTCCTTAATAGTAGTATCATGTACAGCGGCGTAAGCCTTGTACAGATCTCTCATGTCTTGCATGGTTCTAACCAAACTTATTATTAGTTATTTATGTTCTCCAGTTTTTCTTTCTCTTCTTGGTATAGTTTCTCCTTTCCAGTGTATAGATCCCACCCTCTCTGTATTTCTGGTATCAACCACACATCCCAATCTGTCATACAAGCCTTTCTTGCCTCTGGGCCTTGATTACAGATGTTGAATAACATCACACACATGTGTAGGAATCTAAGGATATTCGACAGATCCATCTTGATTCCATACTAACTGATGTGCTAAAAGATCTCTCAACTTATTGATCCTCTCATCATCATACTGTTTAAAGTTACCTCTCTTTTCTACTTTCTTGTAGTAGTGGAGAGCATTTGTGATGATGGTGTAATCTTCCATCGAGAGATCAAATTTCATTTGTACTTCCTATACATGGATCTGTAATACCAATGAGCTGATAAGCCATGAGGGCCATAAATGATGATATTCCTCAAATGAGGGTTTTTCTCATCTTTAAGTGCCCTCCTTTTCCAACCTTCAAGAATCACAACTTACCACCAACAACACCGTCATTCACAACACGAGTGTATTGATCCAGATCACCTTCTTGGAGGTGTTTGAGATGCCATCGTGTCATTTCCACAACAGCATCACGGGTCATCCCTGTTAATCCAAGTGTAAATTCATAACCATCAACAGTTTGGGTAGACCACAATCCAAATCTAGTTTCCCAGACATAGAATGTTTCATCCACCAACGATTCGTTCTTCCTCGGGGGTTTCTTCATCTGTCTTTTTGTTGAATCCAAAAGGTCCTGCACTTTCTTCCTCGTTTTTGAATTGTAGGGCTACACCACCGAGAGTCTCCATGACTTTCAGGATGTCTTCAGTCTTGGCACCTTCACCAAGTTCTTTTGCAACATACCAATACTTTGACCAGAAATGTTCACCAGCCTTCTGGTAATCCTCAAGAGTCAGCAATTTCATTTTTCAATGCCTCTTCAATTTGTTTGTCGAGTTCAACGATAAGAGAACGAATGTTCTTGACCCGTTCGGGACAGGACTTCTCATCATATGTATAAACTTTTGTATCTCTAAAGAGTGAACATCTGGTGTCCATAGCAGTCGCCAGATCCATTTCTACATTAATCACAGGTCTCCCTCCTTACGGTTTTCAGAATGGTGGACATCAAACTCTCCACCAGGGTAACGGGACTTCAGTTTGTCCACGTTCATTTCGATGATCTCATCGATGGTTGTATCAAGTCCCATACAGGCTTGAGCAACATACCACATGATGTCACCCAACTCACGTTTGAGATGGAACAGATTCTCTTCCGTCACAGGTTTACCTTGGAAGACAATCTTCTTGACTACCTCAGTGAACTCACCTGCCTCTGCACACATACCTACAGATGCAGTAAGCAGTCGCTCGGAAGGAAATCCCTGACCTTCGAGTTCTTGTACACGGTATACAAAAGCTTCGTGATCTTTACTCTGTTGTGAGGTGACGCCATTTACAAACTCAAGGTATCGTTCAGTGTTTACTGTCATTTTGTTAAGTATATCTCGATAGAATTGTTGTGTGTACCCATCATTGAAGGGAGAGTTCGCTTCGACTTGAAGTTCAAGTTTGTTCATTGTAAATCAATGGGTTCAAGTTCAGATTGAGGAAGGACTTGTTGCATCGGTAGTTCCAAGTCAGGAGCTACTTTAACATAAGGGACATCCACGGTCTGTGGTGGATGAGGAAGATAGATCTTTTCGATGGTTGAGTCTGGATACATCTCAAGAATCCTCTCAGCATCTTTGATATTACCACAATGCATCTGCGGTACACCATTGGGATGATTAGGAATCTTGACCTCATAATAATGTGGGAAATCTTGTCTCTTCAGTTGAGACTGAGATTTTTCACTCAACTTAGAACTTGAATCCATCGAACGACTTTTTGGGTTTCTCCTCATAATTATACTCCTCTTCAGCCTTAGACTCAAGAAGATCATTCTGTGCTGACTGTTCACAATCGTACAGTCTCATCTTGGCTCTGTCAATACCCACAACAAACCTCTTGTAGATGGTCGGATCGTTGTATCGGTTCTTCAACTGTTTGACTAGAATCTGTCCAAGCCCCTCGAGCTCATCAGTTGAAATAAGGGCAAACATAAGATCAGCAGTAGCAGGGAGACCAAAGGACTCAGAAGTATCAGTAAGCTCAACATCAGAGCTACCAAAACCAGAACGAGTGGTCTGGGTGGCAGAAACGATAGGTACGTTCGCCTCGACAGCCAAGCCTCGAAGTTCCTCAGCAATAGCCTTGATATATGAATATGAATTGACGTTACCCATTTTGCTATACCGAGAGGAAGCACATATATTAAGGTAATCAACGAAAATAATGTCAGGTCTAAATGACTTCTTAAGTGCAAGCTCGTTAAGAAGTGACTTAAAGTGTCCACTGTGTGCAGAGGCAGTTGGATATTCCTTGATGATCAGGGTACCCTGAGTCTTCTTGGCCAGGTTATTTACCTTGGTCTCGAACATTTGTTTAGGAAGTTCGGCCACCTCTTGAATGTTGACGTTCAGAAGATTTGCGTCAATACGTTCCGCAATTTTCTCCTCAGCCATCTCCATTGTAATGTAAAGTACGTTCTTGCCCTGGAGAAGAACTCCTGAAGCCATGTGACACATAAACAAAGACTTTCCGACGCCAGTTCCAGCGAGAGCGATGTTAAGAGTTTTATTCGGGAGGCCACCCTTTGTAATTTTGTTGAAGTACTCCAGATCGAACTCAATCCTCGATTCTTTCTTGTTGTATAGTTCATATCGTTCTAAGTAATCTTGAAGATAGTCGTGACCTACATGATTATCAAAACTGACAGCAAGAGCATCAGATAGAATAGAAGGTATGGAATCAGCTGTTTTGTCCTTGTGTTGTCCATCTGCAATACCAATCGATTCTACAAGTGCAAGATAGATGGCTCTCTCACGACACCACTTCTCTGTGGTATCCAGAAGCCAATCAAACTCTGCAGGTTCTTCATCTAGTGAGGAGATCAGGTGTGCAATCTTCCTGAACATATCCTCATTGATGTCCTTCCGTTTCTCTACCTCAATAGAGAGAACTTCTTTGGTGGGAAGTTCATTGTATTCAGTGACGAAGTTAGTAATCTCTTCGTACACAATCCTCTGGTTCTCATCCTCAAAGTATTCACTCTTCAAGAATGGTAGAGCCTTACGAAGATACTCTTCGTTATGAAGAAGACTCCTCAGAACCAGATACTCAATCTTATTCATAATGAATGTATGTGCTCAGAATATACTTCGTTGTTGTGGGTGGGAGTCCCGCGTGTGGATATTCCCATGTAGGAGGGAACACTAATACTTTACCACACTTTGGCTGGATTGTCACATCCTGTTCAGGAAAATATGTGTCTCCGTTATTGTCATTCAGATAGAACAGAAAGGCAAGTGATCTCTTTGCAGACTTGTGATCTGTGACATCAACATGTTCATCAAACCTTTCTTCACCACCAGGTCGATACCTCTTTACCCTGAACTCCTCTAGAGCTCTGAGTCTTGGGAGATGTTTCTTACCAACCTCTACAGAGTACATACCATATGCTTTCTGTACATGACCAACCAGGATCTTAACCAACTCAGGGTTGGTCTGGTTGATATTCAGTTGTGTGAAAGAGGGTTTGTAATCATCATTGATACGTTGATGATCTTTCTCCGAATGTTCAAAGAGGTCTATGAGGTTATAACATAGATCCTCTGGTAGAACGTGTTCAAATACTTGAACCGTAGGAGAACTGGTCTTTCGAGATTTCATCTAACTGTTCTAAAACTTCCTGTGTAAAGTACTTGTCTGGGTTCTTAAGGATCTCTTTTGCATAGACCTTCTTACCATCCATTTCATATCGACCTGCAACATTCTTCCACATACCACCAATCTCACCCAACTCTAGGAGACCGTAGTATTTGTCAAGGCCACGTTCGTCATAGTAGAGACGGACTGTCACTTCTTTATTTTCTTTACTAAGTCTTGACTTTGCTGTTTTAGCTTTGATAAGGTTTCCGACAATAGTCGTTCCATCCTTTTCTTTTTTCTTGCTGAGATAAATGATCGTAGACGCGGCATACTTGAGGCCAGAGCCGCCTCCCATTTCCTTAGTAGGGACGTAAGATCCGATGACATCGTAAGTGTGGTTAGTGACAATCATTGGGATTTTAGCCTGACCCAACTTCAGGGTTAACATACGGAAAGCACCTTTGACCAGTTGTGATTTGGTCATGTCACGGACTTGTTTGTCGTCCAGTGCGTCTCTAATTTCTTTCTCGGTAGATAACATACCAAGAGAGTCTAACACAAACATACAAGGTTTGCGGTCTTCTTCAGAAGTTTTTAAGTAAATGTCAACGGCCTTGAGAGCCTTGGTACGAAACTCCTCGATGGTCACAACATTGACGACAACAACACGGTCTAGGTCAATCCCACGACTTGCGAGAAGAGGTTTGTTAACAGCGGCTTCAGTGTCAAAATATAGACAATAACCATCAGGGTTAGAATCAAGGAAGTTCTTGACGACAGCAAGACTGAAGAAAGTTTTTCCAGTA